GGCGTCAAAATTTTGACAGTCAACCCCCTACGTCCGGGGGGTGGCGTAAATAATTTGACACCCGATCAAAATTGACAATTGCTCTTAGGGTACCTTGGCGCAAACAAAAAAATAGGCCGCAAAACGCGGCCTATTCTGGAATTGTTCGGGCGTCATATTCGGGTGGTTGTCACACGGCCTGACTGAAAATATTGCACCACGTCATATGGCATGCCAGCCCAAATAGACAAGTCACCTATCTGGTCATCTGGCAATAAACCAGTTTGACTTGCTATAGCTTCGGTGCGGTTAAATGAAGTCAGGATTTCATAACCACCTAAATCATAGTTGCCATTGCTTGAACCATAGCGATGATTATAGTGCTGTTGCGTATAGGTTAAAACCGCATCCTGCCCTATCAGATTACGGATTTCAGAAAACCGCGCTCTAATGTTTTGAGCACTCATGCCAGTTAACTGTACCATGTCGCGCACAGTAGCACCGCCCTCTCTTCTCGCGCTAGTGTATAGCTGACCAATATTAGACGAGTGCCTATATGGGCATTCTGGAGTATCCAATACTTGTGTCGCAGAGGCATAGGCGTGTCCATAGCGTATGCGGTGAGCGTCTGAATATTCAGCCAATTGAATTATAAGACTGATCCAATTCATTACCTTTTTGGATGACGTAGTAGTTGGGTGTTGCCTGAATTCAATTGTTGCTCTTGGCTTAGTATTAACCGCGTTGTATTTAGCGTCACGGTTTCTGCCTATTAATGAAGTAAGCCCTTCAATGGAAGTGATCGCATCTAATTGAGCAGATGGATCGGGCCGTGATAACCAACCAATAGTTTTATACATTGTACTATTTTCAGATTGTCTAGACAGAGGCATGAAGCGATTGATTGTTTCTTGATTGTAAGCATAGCGTCTCACAATATCTTTTATTAATTCAATTTGCATTTCATCGCCAAAGCAATCTTCATTAGGCATCTGAAAGCCATTGCGTGCCATGTCGCAAGCGTGCTGAATGTAAAGCTCAATATTAGTCGCTGGCTTTAAACGCCTCTTGCCTAGGTGAATGTGCAAGCCATTTTTCTTTTTGTATTTCAGGCCAAGTGAAACGGCTATATCCATAAAGGCAGAAAGTTGCTGTCTAAGCCAGTGGCAATCAGGCAACGGCGGAAAGACACATTCAATATCTACCTCATAAGTACCGTCACGCCTATAATCTATCCAATCAAAGCCAGCGTCATGAAACACTTGCCTTGCATGAGGTATTGACTGACAAGCTGAAGAACTAAAAGCAAATTCAAGTTCTATGCCCACGACTGCCATTGTGTAAGGTTGATTCCAGTAAGTCATTGTTTTCATTCCTTTTTTTCGTTTTCACACTGCAAGGGTAGCCCTTGCCCTTAGATTATATCAGAGAACAATTGCTCGGGCTATCTTGTTGAAAACATTGGGTTTTTTATTTTTATGAAAATAAAATTTTCGCTGGATTTATTGAACGCGCACCCGCACATATACCATTACCATTACCAAAGTATCTAATGATACCAATACCATATACTAAATCCCCGATGTCCCCGATGCCCGATGTCGCCGTGCTGCCCGATGCCCGAACAATTGTTCAGTGCGGGCCCGGAAAAACGGCGAGCTGCATGAGCTGCCCGCCGAACAATTCCTAGTTTAATAGCGTGTTGTAGTCATGCGCGTATAAGAAATTTTCAAAACTCTCTCCTGTACGCAGTTGCCACACTTTCCATTCACAACGAAAAATCTCCGCGTCATCACCCTGCATGAAGAACGACCAGCCGCTCTCATGTTGTTTTACCGTGATGCCGTGTACGCCATTGTCGTCCATTGAATATCCACCAATAACCATTTTACATATCCTCCAAGTCTTCTTCTAATCCATTCTCCGCGATATCTTGCTCGATGTCATTAACGACCCAAGTCCAGAACTCATCGAACGTATCAAAGCTGTTCCTATATTCTTGGCTGTAGGTATATCTTACGTCACTGCCGGAGACAGCGATAACTGTGTCTAGCGTTCCCTCGTCAACCAACGTGTACTCATATCCAAGCTTACTCATCGTCCTCATCCCTCTCATCTACATAGAAGTTAATTGTCACATAGCCCTCATCACCACCTACTTCAGCCCAATCAGGTAAGCTTTGCCTGTTGTTGTGTAGTGCATTAAATAGCTCATCTCTTGTCACAGTTTTAATCTCTGATGTTTTCTTCCACATGTTTAGTCTCCTGTTTCGTTTCTACCTATATATTATAGGAAACATATTTCACAACAACAAGAAAAAAATGTAGTTTACCGCGTCAGTAATTTGACACAGCCCCGGCATCAGATTCAGAAGCAGGCCCGGCAGCGGAACTGCACAGATCGAACAATTGTTCGGCTACGAGCCCGCAGCCGGAACAAAAAAAGGGCTGCCCGGAGGCAGCCCAGTGTTGGAGACCGCCGGGATTACGGGCCCGGCACCCGAACAGTTTTACAGGTCCGAAACTTCAGACGGGTAGTGAGTGGCATCCCGTACTTCCAAACCCCATTCCGGGTTATATGCGGGCTCGAAGTCCAGAACAATTTGCTTTGCTGAATCAGAGCTGCTCGCGTTTACGAAATACGAACGCCGATTCTTTGTCAAGGTCACAAGATAGTTTCTCATCACGCTGCCTCCTGCTCATGCTCGTAAGGCATTTTTTCTTCACACTCAAGGAACATTTCAGCGCAATGCTTCACGAGACTGTCACTGCACCATTTACCTGCTCCATCGAACCAATCATGGAACCTGTATTCGATTTTTTCAATATCGTTTGTGCCTTCGTTTTTCGTGTAGATGCGGAACTCATCAGATGGCCCACCCCAAGACAACTGCCAACGGTAGAAGCCCCAGCCTTTCGGGTCGTCCTCTTTACATACATAGTCCCAGCTTAGGCCGTACTGATTGATGCAATCGAAAAAGTCTTCATAGTTACAATATTCGCTGGCGTGTTCTGAGTGGCTCTCTCTCTCGTCCTTATCAAGATCGAAATAGTCAGAAGCCGCGTGAATATATTCTAATGTGTTGTTGTACTGTTCTTCAATGCGCTCTGCACAAGTTCTTTCAGTCATCGTTTTGTTTCCTTCTTTTCGTTTCACTATATATATAGTATAAGAAACTATTTTCACACAATCAAGAAAAAAATGCACCCTGGCGCGTCAAACGTTTGACACCCACTGTCAAATCTTTGACATTGACATAGGGAAAGAAGTTTCCTATAGTTATATAGTAGAAATGAAACCGCATGAAGGAGACACACATGCAAGACAAATACATGGTCGTCCTAAAAGAGGGCGAGCTGGAGGTTCTGGAAAACATCCTGGGGATTCGCCGGGAACTTTGCCAGAGCGACTCGGAAGATTATCCGGGTCTGTACTCAGCAAGAACAGAGCTAAAGATTATTAAAGACATCGACAAAGCTCTCCGGCGGAAAGCCAAGATTCATTAAAATGTTCGGGTAGGCAGCCAGGAGGCTGCCTTCTCTTTTGCCCCCGTGCGAACAATTGTTCGGCTTGAATCGAAGAGCTCGCCAGGCTGCACGAGCACGGGAAGAACAATTGCATGGGTGCACAGCAGCCTTCCGCCAGGAAAACCCCGATGCCCGGCCCGATTCACCGAACAATTGTATGCGAGCCCGACCCGGCAGCCCCGATTCGCCTGGCCCCCGGCGTGCTGACCCGAACAATTATACGGGTTTTACCCGGCCCCCAGGCAGCCCCGAGGCCCGAACCCGAACAATTTGCCCCGATTCCCAGGCGCAGCACGCAAAAAAGGGCCCGAGCAGCAGCCCGAACCCCGATACCCCGAACAATTTCCCGACCTTCAAGCCCGAGGAACCCCGTCTCCCCGAGAAAACGGAGTTATATGCCCGATTATGGTTTTATTTATTATCTTCTGCTATCTCAACCACATCACCCGATGCAGGCGTTACATTCTTCATCCTACGCTCTGCCATTCTTTTAAACTCGTCAAGTTTCTCAAGCACTTGCTCTCTGTTCATCGCGTTTACATCCTCGTGCATAACGTGGCTTTTATTAACAAGTAGTCCAGTTGCCTTCAATCTCAGCTCTTCAGCCCGAATAGCCTCCCCGAATCTACCCAGTTCCCAAGCCTCGTCACGCATCTTTTTTAAGTCACGCACCGACTTGTCTACAGTAACCCCATATTTCGTTCTGGCTTCAAGTCTCATCTCTTCGAGACGCTCTTGCACTACAGGATTACGCAATAGCCTTACAGCCGCAACAGTGGGGTTTTTATACCCTGCTTTTCTAGCGGCCGCAGTCTGCGTCATATCACCATTAAAGTAATTGTTTAGGAACGTCTGTTGTTGAGGCTTCAGACGCTCCATGCCTATAGACGTTTGTTCCTTTGTTAAAGTCTCTCCGACTTGTGGCATTTGCCTCTCCTCATTGCAATAATATACGGGGGGTTTGGTATACCCCCGTATATATATATATATACAAACCTTGCTAACCTTGCTAACCACAAATTTTTTCAATGACTTAACATAGGTTAGGTGAGATTTTACATTAAAACCTAACCTTGCTAACCAAAACTGTAAAACATTGATATCATTGCACAAGTTAGTTAGCAACCAATTTGGTTAGGTTGCTAACCTTCTAACTCCTAACCTAATTAGCACTTTTTCCTACTAATTTCCCACAACCCGAACAATCCCATTACAGCGATTACGGCACCCATTAACCCGAACAATAATACGTAAATGATTTCAGGCGCTGTCTGCTGAAGCGGAACAATTTGGTACGATGACCAAAACAAAAATAACCCGAACAAAATACAAGACCAAGATACACTGCGATAAATCATTTTCTACCCCTTTTCTCTAGTTCCCGAATGATTTCATCAACACGATTAATCATACTCACACCAGTATCAAATCGGTCAACACATTTTTCATGCTTAAAAACATCAGGCAGAGTTTCCACCTGATGCTTTAAATCGTATGCAGTTGTTAAGAGTTCATCCATCATGCGCTCTTTTTCATTTCTTCATTAAAATCACGATCAAAGCGATCAGTAATCGCGGTCATAATTAAATGAGTTGCTTGTCTTGGATCAGGGGCGCAGTCGAATGATAATTCGACCACGAACCTTGACATTACATTTGCGACTTGAAAAGGCGTTGCGCCTTGCTTGTTAAACTCTTCAGTTAAATCAAGCAAACGGTCATACATTTTTTCACAATCCATCACACTGCCTCCAATCCGAATACGTTATCACGTTCATTCTCTTCATGAGCTGACCAGCCAGCCGCATCATACAAGTATGAAGTGTCTAGCCCGAAATCGTGGTAGCCTTGCAGAATAGTGTTGAAATAACTTGTAGCTGGCCTAGCAACCTCACGCCTTGTCATTTGATAGGTCATGATGCCGCAAACTTTGATTTTGTCATACAAGCCCTTACCGTTTTTGCGATAACCTTCGTAAAGATCCAGTTCATATTCATCGCCTGGCTCAATCTCCCAGATGCCGACAGGCAATAACATATTAGGGTCATTAGACTTCACAATGTCAGCGACACCGCGAAACACCAGTTCCCATCCGTAAATCATTGCGGAACCTACAGGCTTTGCAGTAGGGCAACGGTAAGCCATCTGTTCTTTATTAAGGTTAGAGCCATACGCCAAGTACAGGCGTTTGTCATAGTCCTTATATAAAGGTGTTGTCATCTTCGTAAACATAATCTTTTCCCTTCTTTGAAAAATGTTTCACTTTTATTATTGACATGATAACAAAAGATAGTTTAGCCTGTCAAGTGTGAAGAAACAATTTTCGTAAAGAAAGGAAAAAAGATGACAGTAAAGAGAATTGAAATGGCACTACACGTTCAAGAATTATGTGCTGTAAATGATATCAGGGTTTTTTATCAATCGTTAGAAGATGCTGAACCTAGATATTGGGCAAGGCCATCAGATAAAAGCATTTGCATTCGCCCGACAAAGAATACAGGCTATTATGTATCTGCACTGCACGAAATTGGTCACATCTTAGGTAAGTTTCAAGACAGAACAAGATTGACCAGCGAATTATGGGCGTGGGTATGGGCTCGACAAAATGCTTTAGTCTGGACAGAAACAGCAGAGCGCATCATGCGCCAAGCTATGGATAGTTATGGCTGGACAGAAAAACAAAAGAACAGATGGACGGAGTTGTTCGATGTGGTGGGTTGAGCAGGTCGCTTGGGAAACCACGCTCGTTCTCGATAGAGAGTTTGATGAATGGGAATATGCTCAAGAAGTAGACCAGCGATATACGTCAAAACATGGAAGCTATGGAACCTTTATTCCTAAAGGCAAAGATATCTACGAACCAAAAAACAATTGAAAGAGGGGCGGTATGAACCGCCCTTTTTTTATATGCGTATTATGTACGGGGTAGAGAATTTTTAACTAGCCGGTCCCAAACCCATCTCTACCCCATATTAAAAATTAACTACAGGCGACTTATATCTAACAATCCTTTTCCTGTTTCTTAGACGTTTAAAGTTAAACCAGCGTTTTTTTAATCCTTTGCGTGCGCGAAACATTGCCAAGTCCTCCCAAAATCTGATGACCTCCAGGCTTGCGGGTTGCCACAAACCGAACATTTTCTCTCAAACAAGTTCTTTCTCTCCCGCTGCGCCGGGGCAGATCCGAACAATTCTTCGGTTTTACCTTGGCTGCGCTTCCATTTTTTGTATTCTTCTTCCTGTTTTTTTTGTTTCTCTGTTTTGCTAGCCATGTTATTCTATCCTTCT